ATGGTTTGTCTGAAAAGTACAGCCTGTCCGCCATTGTCAGCTGAACACTGCCGCCTGACTTTTTCGACTTCACGCAGGTGAAATGTCCCATTGGTATCTTTTCGTCATTTGTATCAGATGAAGTTGCGTCCTTTGTATACAAACTGAAAACATACTCATTCCCAAGATACTTAGCCCCGTCGTCAACAAGCTCCGCCGTCACACTCTGAGAACAGACAGCTCCAAGCTCTATATCATCACTCAGAGAGGTTGCTTGAATGTCCGTCTGAACGTTCTGAATGCCGTCATATGCCACAGGTGCTCCGCTCTGAGCGTCCTCTATCCACATCCCCCACAAGGCTTTGTAATTCTCTATCCTGCTTGTTATCTCACTGCTTGCTATGGTGTACATATGCCCTCCTAACGTTCTGCGAATGTGACAGTACAGTTCTTGTAATACTCACCACCGTCAAGTCTGACAAGCCCCTGCGGTACATAGTCGCTTGCGTTGGCGGATATAGAATAATACTTGCCATTGTGCCAAAA